AGTTCCTGATGCTCCTCCATCTCTAAGAGTAATAGTTCCGGCAGCTGCTGGACCAGAATATCTTACAGCATAAACTCTAGTTCTGCCTGATTGGATAGTTCCAGTTTCAGTTGCTTGTCTTGTAGACTCTACATCAACTGCTGTACCGTTGTATATTCCCATATTTATCTCCTGTTAAAATTTATGTGGGCCCGAAGGCCCACACTAAATTATTTATTAGCTCTCTGCGCCGTTGTCTACGACTGTGTATGTAAATACACCAGTTATAGTTCCACCTGTAGCTGCAGATGCACCAACTTTACCTGTTACAGTAGTTGCAGCAGCGATTCCACCCGCAACAACTAATGCACCATCAGCACCTTTTAAAGTACCTTTAGTGTCAGCGTCTACTTCGTTGAAGAAACCATCATCGTCTGCAGATGATCCAATATCAACTGTTGGGTTAGTACCACCTGTTGCTCCGCCAATAGTCATGAAAGAAACTGGTACAGCACCTGTAGGTAAAACAAAAGTTTCACCTGAAGATGATGAAGTTCCAATTCTTACATTTGTTGCAGCAGCTGCAGTTGGGTCAAATGAAATAACTTCTGATAAAGTTACAACACTTGGAGTTGCATTTCCTTTTCCAGCACCGCCATTTGATCTAACGATACCTTGGAATGTAGTTGTAGCCATAGTATTATCCTCCTAATTACGTTTACACAGTCTTTAGGCCGTCGACTATACGTCGTCTATGTAAACTTATTTTTGTATAGTGATTATTTTATATACTAGATTTTACTAGAGTGCAAGAGAGCCTGTGATGTGGAGTGGATTTTTTCCAACGATGTAGCTTTTTATTAAGTAGCTACAGAAACTTGTGGAGCAATGGCATCAACTTTATTTCGCAGATGAGCTTCTTTAGCCTCTGCTTTTTTTATATGTTGAACGATCTTTTTGACTTGGTCATCGATCCTTACCATATTCAAAGTATATCTACCTTGATTAAGATGCTCTTGCTTCCATTGTAGGTCCAGATTCTCCTTTTGTTTGTAGAGTTCCTGGATGTGCGTTTGCATCGTCATTTATAACCTCCTCATAGGTTATTCTGTTTATCTCAGAACTATAACTACTTCCGAGATACTCCCAGTTTATATCATTTACTCCTAGTTTGTCAACTATAGCTTGTTCAAGGGAAATTTCATCGTCTTTTGATTCGACTTTAAATTTTGCGTGGTAATCGTAAGCCCAGATTTGTATTAAAAATTTTTTCATAGTTTTTGCTTTCTATATTCTAATTGTGGCGGGAAAGTGTCCCGCCACAAAAATTAATTATTATGCACCTGGTGATGCGAAAATACCTCTAAAGTCAGATACACCAAATGAGTATCTTTCTCTAGCTTTGTATCTCACGTTACCAGTATCGAAGTCGCCTTCCATAGCCGTTTTGATTGGGCTTCTGTCAAACATCTTCATACCATTTGGCACGTCAGTAATAATGTAGAACGCATCCGGGTCAGTTAAAAAGTTATTAACTCTGTAACCTTGTGGAATCATACCCATAGATACGATTGCATTCACATCATTATCAGCTGTTCCAACTCTACCTTGAGATTTCATTAATCTCTCTGCTGTGAATTGTAACTCAGAAGGGATAATCATTTTAACACCTCTTGCAGCTACTTTAAGACCTCTCTCATCAGTAAATGCGTTGATGTCAATTAATGACTGTTCCAACGAAGTTTCATTCAAGTCAGCAGCTGTAGCTAATGTATTAGATACAGTTCCAGAAATAGTCGGGTGATCTGTGTTGAATAAAGTAACACCGTCACCTGAGTTGAAGCTTCCAGATGGTAGACCGTTAATTAACGGACTAACAGCTTTAACTTGTTTAGTATTCGCCATAGATCTAGCTAATGCTTTTGTATATCTACTAGCAAGTCTGTCATACAAGTTATCCTCAATTGCTTCTTCAGTTATTGAGAAGGCAAGAGCCACAGTTTCGTGACTGTATCTTGCAGTGTAAGTCTCTTGAGCATTGTCAAAAGTTACACCAGAACCTTCTGGTTTAACTTGAGCTTGAGCAAAACCTGATAACATAACTTCTTCTTCAAACGCTCTGTCTGAAGATTCAGTAGTGTATATTTCAGCATGCTGATTCTCATAACGTTTATACTCCAGGCCAAATAGGGCATTCAAACCTGGTTCTAGTTCTTTAACTAGTTGTCCTCTTGATATCGCCATATTATTATACTCCTGTAGTTGCCTTTAATTGGTGTTCATTAATTATAGTCACCAAATTAACGTTAGCAGAACCTGCTTCGTTATTATCTGGATCCTTAGAGATACCAATTATTCTTAATTGTGCAGTACCAGTCTTCTGATCAGAAAAATCTAACTCAACTTGAGATACATAATCTGGAGAAGATCCTGCTGCGTACACAATGTCAGCGTTTAGACCAACGTCTGCTGCTGCAGTTGCGCCGTCTGATTGTATTTCAAACCTCTCATACGGGTCATCAGATACGAATCCAACAATGTCTGATGCAGTGTTAGATGCGTTTAAATGATTCGCATAAGTAGGCTTACTAGTAGTTGCATCAGTGAAGAAAACACCGTTTAGTGAACCCAATAATGCATCACCTGCTGCCGCTACAGTGATTGTTCCAGTTGCTGCAATTTCTACAGGGTCTTGGAAGTAAATAGCGTCAGCTGAAGCTGCGATGCTGTATTCAGATAAACCTTGAGCGTCTCTATTCTGACCAACTTTTCCAATTGGTTTTAAACCAAAAGGTGCGTCTTTATTTGCCATAGTTGTGTCCTCCTTATAGACATTTTAGTTTAACTTACTTTAGTTGGTATAAAATCTTATGATTTTTTTGTACCACCAAAAGTTACACGAGTTTGTCTATCAATATTGATAGGCATACTTGGGTGCTGTTCCTTCATAAGATCGTTATCTACTGCTTCAACGTTATCGTTAGCTTGTTTAACGTAATAATCGTTTCTTTGTTTTGCGATCTCTTCCGGTACCCTTGCCAGCACAAGGCCACCAACTCCGATCACTCCCTTGTATTTGCCATCTTCCACAATTGGATAGTCTGCGTCTGGATATTCATCAGCCCTAACTAATTCATACCCCGATCTTATTCTTCCAGCGATATTTTTTGTATCCTGAAATCCAAGAGACTCAGCTCTTATCCATCTGTGCCTGAAACCAGTCGGCGCAGGGGGTGCATCTAAACTTGATGGTGGAGACCAGACTTTGGGTTTAGATTGTTTTTCTCTAGTCTGACTCGCACGAGAAGTTCTTTTGTCATTATCATTTTCCATATGCTTATACCTCCTTCGTGATTTTTAATTGTTTCGCATATTCTTTGAGTGGCACACCTAATTTTTTTGCGATTGCTACCTGTGACGGCGTGAGAGTCACAGTCTTGCGACCAGTATTTGTACTTCGCTTCGCACTAGCTACTTGTTGCACGGGTTTGGTCGAAGTTTCCCCTTTATCTGATGTATTTGTATCAAATTTTTGTGGAAACTCAAGTCTTATTCTCCTATCAATTTCAGTGTAATACTCATCAGATTTAGGATCATAACCTTCCTCTTCTGTAAGCTTTTTATGTAAATCAAAGGCTGTATAAGTCATAGCGTTATCTTTACCGAACCATTCATTTTTAGAAGCCCATGCTTCAGCTTTAGGATCTGGAGCCTGTTGTGTCCTTTCTTCTAATCTAAATTCAGGTTCTGGTTTTTTATTTTTTACTTGTTCTTCACGAGCATTTTTAGTCTCGGCAAGTCTAGCTTTTTTATAACCAAGTTCAGATATAGCAGTTAAAGCTTCTGATTCTGCTGCTAGATCATTTGCTTCTCTAGCTGCAGCTAATTTAGCTTGTGCTGCTTGTAGACCTGAAGTGATACTATCTTCTGTAGATTGTAAGTACCCTGGTTCAAGCTTCGAGATTTTTGCTTCAGCTTCTTCTCTTAATTTGATTTGAGCTTTTGCATATTCAGCTGCTTCATTTTTTTGTCTTTCAGCTTCTCTCCACTTATGAGTTAATTTAGCTATTCTTCTTTGAACATCTTTACTATAATTTTCTAATTCTTTATCTTTCTCTTCTTTTTTCTCTCCTTGATTTTCTGCTTTATCAAGTTTCGTTTCTCTTTCATTTTCATAAGTCTTATCTTCCGAAGCGGGCTCCACTGATTCAGTATTGCTCGTCTCAGTTGATTCAGTTGTTGTTGTGTCAGTTGACTCCTCTTGATTTAATTCAACCTCAGTATCTGGGCCGGATGTATCAATGTCAACTAATTTTTCTTCTTCTTGCATAGTTTCTCCTTCTATGTTTAATATTGATGAAGTATATCTTCGGGTTTATCGATGGTTGCTAAAACTTCATCATCATTTAGCAATCTTACTTCCCCACCATCTATCTGAATCCTAGATCCAGCGTATCTTGCAAAGATTACCCAATCGCCTTTTTTACACCAAGGCCCTTCAGGAAATTTTTCTTTGTCATAACAATGTGGACCCATGGCAAGAACAAGACCACAAGTAGAACCTACTTGTTGTCTCTCTAAAGTATCTTGTCCAAGATATAATCCACCTCTAGTTTTTTCTGGCATTTTAAATGGCAGAACAACTAATCTCCATCCAGTTGGTTTAGGTAATTTATCGGATTCTTTTGTTTTTAAACGTTCGTAACCATCAACTTCTTTTTGATGGATATCTGCATATTTTTGAAGTAATGCAGGTTTAGTCTTTTGGTCGTCCGAAGTCGACGACGTTTTCTGGTCTTTCTCTTGCTTCATTTTTTTGCTCCTTTGGGTTTAGCAGGTTAGAGATTTCCTGTGATATTCTTAAATAGGCATGTGCCTGTCCCATCATATACTTATATTTTTCCATATTGTCAACACCACCAGCAATCATGGAGTCACCAATATTTTGATAAGACTCTTTTAAAAATTTTTGTACTTTAGATAATATTATAGTTTCTTCAGGTAACATATGGTTTCTTTCCTTTGTTTATTCCTTTTTTAATTATGTAGTCTTGAGTGCCATTCGCACCTATCTCTACTTCCTTTCTAAGATTTTTAAAAAGAATTTTTTCTTTATTTTCTTTTTCTTTTGCTTTTGAAAAAGCTTCTAATTTTTTTATATCCCTCATGAGATATACTATCTAATTTTTCAAAGAAATTGTCAATAGCACCACAAATTCCAAATATAATTCTATCTAGCATTTCCATCTTCTTCTAGCTTGTCTTAGTCTAGAATTAGGATCTTTTGCAGCTGCTGGAAACTTTTTCATTTGTCCAGCACTTCTTGCACAATATGATTTACGTCTAGCTGCAGCTTTTGATCCTGGTTTTACTTTACCAGTCACAGCTGTTTTTAGTTTAGATCCAGGGTTTTCACGTCTGTATCTTGCAACGCCGGCTTTTGTCATACCAGCACCAGATTTAGTTGGTCTAAAATATTTTTTAGTTTTAGGTGGTTGTTTATCTTGTTTTCTCATTATGCAAATGTTTTTACGTTAGTTGGTTTAGGTCCTTTATTACCTGCTTGTCTTTTTCGTCTGACAGCACTCGCCTTTTGCGATTTTGTCATCCGTGTGGCTTTTGCAAGTGGGACGCATTTTGGATACTTCCTTTTGCTCCCTTTGCTTCTTCCACAAGGTTGGTACTTGCCGTTCTTCTTCGGTGCTCCAATGTCTACCCATTTCTCCGATACCCATTTTCTTAATCCGCCTTCTGAATAATAACTACGCACATCTTTTCCTTCTAGCTAAACCAGCTCTCATCATTCCACCGTCTTTAGCTTTTTTTCTACCACCTGGTTTTATTTTACCTGAACAAACTCCAGATGCGTACATGTTAGCATATGCAGAAGGATACACT